GAACTGACTGCGGAGTCATGCGGTCCGAGAGCCCTGGCCGCCACCACGCCGGCTCCATCTGCCGTGGCGAATGAGGCGCCACACCTGGGCTATCCCAGAGGCGTGGATCGCCTCGCGCACACGACGGAGCCAGCCGGGGGAACGGTCGGAGCCCGGGACTCGCTCCCCATATGGGGAGGGTTCCGGAGCCCCGCCCGGCCCACTCTTAGCGGAGCCTCGCGGCTCCCACTCGGTGGTGGTCGGGTCACGCGGAAGAACTAGAGACATACTGTATAAAGGCCCAATACGGGCCTCCACAGTATGATCTGGGTCGACCGCGTAGACCCGAGGAGGCTCCACTTCTCTCTCACGAGAGAAGTACTCTACGAGGAACTGATCCACCGCCTCCCGCGGCAGGCCTCCAGGGTTGCTCCCTGGATAGCCTTCCCTAGGGATGAGGGCGATCACGTCCCTCAACAGAGATTGCTCCCAGATGCGCAGAGCCCTTGTCCCGATGAGGGATAGGTACGCTGCAAGGGTCCTAGCGTCAAGCCCTGGTGGGGCCTTGAGCTTGAACCCTATACCATCCGGGGCAATGAGCCTCCCCACGAACTCACCCAGCCCCCCTGCGAGGGACTTCGGCTCCGAGATTTCTAGCCCTAAAAGGGCGGAACAATCTCGGTAGGCCTCCGCCAACCTCGGGTCAGCGATAACTAGGTCGTCCCCTACAATACAGTAGGGAGCCGACCTAGGATCGCCTCCTAGCCGAGCCCAGAGGGCCCTTACCACTGCATGGTGGCTAAGGGCAAAAGCGGCGAATGATGGGACAGTCCCTAAGGGCTGCCCACACCGCCACTTTATCACCTCTGAGCGGGCCCCAGGGTAGGCCGTCCGAGCCGGGAGCCTCGAAATCCAACAGAAGAGGTCCACCCACGGTCGGTTCCTATCCGAAGATAGGGACCATAGGACCGTCCGGGTAACCGGTAGAGGGAAGAGGTCGGTCGCCGAACTGAGGTCGAAAGACCACACGGTCTTCCCTGACCTCAACCATTCAGCGACCAACTCCGCTCCAGCCGCCTGGTTGTACGTAAAGTCCTGCGGGATCTTCTTGAGCTGGGAGTACAACTCCCTCGCCCAAGGGTCCAACAGGAACTGCAACCAACGCGGTGGAGCGAAGTAAAACCTCGCCTTCCCATCCGGCTGGACCCGACAACGCACCGCTCCATGCCCCCTGCCCTGTCCTGGCTTCGGCCGGAAATCCGGCAGAACCGGGAGCATGGGCCAATAAGTGGGCACGGTCCCTGGTGGGTGCAGGACATGGTCCTGCATGATCCACCAGGCGTCCCTAAACAACTCCTCGCCGGTTGGGGTATAATACCCTTTCCCGGTGGTGAGCTTCAGGGACAGCGGGTTGTTGGGGAGGACCTCTCTGTGGATGCGAACCTCTGGGAGTGCTTGTCGGGGTGAGACACCGAAGTGGGCCCGGAAAGGAAACCGGGATCTCCAATCTTCAGTGTCCACCTCGACCACTCTCCCGGAGGCGAGAGGCACCGTAAGGATGCGAGCCGACCCCACAGCCTTCTCGAACTTCTCCACGTCCCTCCTAGAGGGTACGGACTTCAAACGGCCATAGGCCGTAAGAGCCGTCCTCCAGGCCTGGACGAGCTGGAGAAACTTCTCGAAGGGGGCCGCGGTGGCTACCCTCTCGGCATAACTTAAGTACCGAGAGGACCACCACGGGGGTCTGCAGGGGTTCTCCCCGGCTCGGAGCTTCAGGAGATACTGGACCAGAGCACCAACGCGCTCTTTAGTCCAGTCGAAGCCCGAGGCGTGGACCCACCTGCCCACCGCCTTGGCTAATAATAGCCGATAGCGGTGGGACACCAGTGGGAAGGCGGCCATCAGCCGTAAGGTGTGGGTCGTGCTCGGCATGGCAGCACCTCCTATAGGGTGATGCCACCCGATGTGCGGCCCAGCACCCCGGCCGAAAGGCCGGGTGGGGCCACACCGAGCTCGGTCCCCGAAGGAACCTCGCCGGGGTGGCAGGACCGCCGGCCCG